TCTTGCTGTGGTTGTTGCGGTTGTTGTGGCGGAGCTTGGCGTGGGTCACCAAAGAAGTCATTAACATTCTTAAAGCCAGATAGCTCTGCAATCTTAGCCAATGTATTGCGATACTGAAGAACATTAACAATAGGATTGTTTGGCCCCATCATCTGCATAATCTGTTCCTGCTTCTGCAAGATAACAAACAGAGAACGCAACTGCTCATCTTTAGTGCCATTGCCCAAGCCGACATTAATCTGCACATCAAAAGTATGTGACCACTCACGAGGGTCAATCGGCACAAACTGATTATTCAGTCTAATCATTTTAGGCTTGTTGTCATACTTGGTAACAAGATGCAAAATGCCTTGGAACAATCTACGCACACCTGTTTCTGCAAATACACGGGCAATCATTTCAATCTTGCCTTGACTTGCAGCAGTCATAGCAGCAACAGCCGTAGCCGTTGTTGATTGTAACGCATCAGCATCCAAGCCCATTGCTTGACGACTTACACCAGTGCGCTGTTCTTTAACTCTGTCCATATATTCCAATGCAGGAAATACAGAGCGAGATACTTCAGGAACTTGCAAGGGTTGTACCATTCCTGGCGCACGAGTTCTAACAATGCCACCAGGTCTATTAGTCAATAGGTCATCAAGATTAACCTGACCTTCAACAGCAATCACACGAGCATTGTTTGTGTTGTAAATATTATCAAGCAACTGACGCATAAGAGTTGACTTAATCAACTGCACATCCATCACAAGTTCGGCAACGGAACGACCAATCGCCCTGTGTGGCATCAGGATTGGTGACAATATAGAAAAAGGAATATGGTCAAATTCTTCATTTTCAAGAATGTAATGACCTTCACCAATAGTTAAAACACGACGAAACTCAGCAATACCATCGCCATCATAATCAGTACGGATATAGGATTCGACAACCAACACCTCCCGCATTGTCGGGTCGAGGCTGTCGAAATCAGAGTTAGTCTCAAGCTCTTCAAACCTGCTGGTTCGCTCTTCTGAGATTTCAATGTCTGTGTATCCAGCGTATGCTTCAATCTCTTCTCTGTCATAACCCATCTCCACCAAATCACTAACTGTCATGGTTGTGCGATGTGCTACAAAGTCAGCGTCCTCAAGAGACTTTGCACGTTTGCCAATCAAAAACTCTTCAGGCGGGACATTCTCAACAACGACACGACCAAAGACATTTGTGCGGCGCACCTTAATATCATAAGCAATGGGGGCTGGCAGGACAGTGCCATCTGGCATCTCCATCTCTTCGCCAACTTCACGCTCTGCCTGTGATACAATTTCTACATTTGGGTCAGAAACAATTATTGTAAGCTCTTGCTCATTCAAACCGCTATATTCTTCGGTTTGCATTTCAGCAGTCTCATCCCAATAATATTTCACGATACCTAGTTTTTGAAGCAGCGCATCCTTGAACCAGTTGTGCATAATTTCAAAGCCGCGATTGTCATTATTAATAATCCAATTACAATAATCACTAGCTTGCTCGGCAGCAGCAACATCTTCTGGGCCTTTGGGCATAAACTTTACATACTCATCTGACGACGCAAATATACGCATCAGATTAGGCATGATGTGTTCAATAGTATCTGAAACTTCAGTGCTAACTACTTGTGACCTATCTGGCTGTTCATTACCAAATGGCTCACCAAGATAGTAGTCCATCGCATCAATGCGGTCTTGAGAAAACTCAGTGTCGTAATAACCTAGAGCTTGTTCAATCTCATTGCGAACAATAGCCTGAAATTCAATATCACTTATTTTTGCCATTTGCTTTCTTGGTCGTCTTTTTAACGCCAACCTTCTTTACAGACTTTTTCACAACTTCCTGTGACTTTTCTGCCACAGTTGTAGGCTGTACATCAAGAGGCTTTCTGCAAGACTTGCAAAGACCCTGATACCCATTAGGGTTGGGATGACCACAATGAGGACAAATCATTTCTTTTCCTTCCGTTTTGGACGACCACGCTTGCGTGGTGCTTCCTGTTGCAACTTAGCAACCTCTTCAGCTTTGATAAGCTCTTGAGCTTTTTCAAGCGCACGATTGCGCCTGTAAATAGTTTGAAAAACAACCTGCTCTGTCATGCTTTTTTACGAGCCTTCTTTTTTGCTCTGTCTGATAACTCAGAAAAGTGAAAAAGTTTTTTGCTATTTTTAGTATGCCTAGCACCACTATGGAGTTCACCATTGGGCATCTTGTGCATACCGCCAGAGTGTTTCGTGCCATCACGAAAATAATGTAGAACACCTTTAGCCATTATTTCTTACACTTTTTCTTTTTGTTTTTTTTCTTGTTTTTTTTCTTACCATAATCTTTGTTGTACATAGTAAACTCCTACCATTTCTTGCACGACCAATATCCAGCCGTTAGTTTAGATTTTTTCTCGTCACATTTATGACGAGCGCGAAAGCTCTTCCTTCTTGCAGGAATGTTTTTCTTAATAGTCATGTTGGGGTCGCCAAAGCGAACCAACTTAACATTATCACCCTCTTTTGCCAGCACAGCAAACTTCTTGTTTTTGCCTGGCGTTCTCTTGGGTTTATTATAGCCAGAAAATCTCTCACCTCTATATGTAATACTCATTTATCTTTCCTCTTCTGTATCAAGCAAACCACGAACAACAGAAGGTGTAACAACAGCAATAGGCGCAACACCCGCTAGTATGTTTTCAAAATCTTTTAGCCTTGGGTCAAATCTAGCAAACAAAGAGCGCAAAGAGCTTGGCGATAAATTTGCTGTAACTGTCGATGGAACATTTGATGAACCCTCCTGCAAATTATGCCAAGTTGATGAAACTGGACCTCTATCAATCACATTTTTAAAAGTAATTCTTGGCACATTAGATTTATATGCTTTATCAGCTAAAAAATCAGTGCTAAATAACATGCCATAATCACTTCCAAACAAATCTTCCACAAATGCTTCTGGACCACCCTTTAAGGATGCTAAAGATTTGGGTTTAATTCTACTATAAAGCTCTCCACCAACATCAACTACTACCTCATCTAAATCATTTCTTTGAACAAGCGGGTATATTTGACCATCCCTTAGATGAGCATAACTTGCTGCAACATTAGGATTATTTGTTGTGTACACGGGTTTCTTTGATTGCAATGAAAAAGAAGACTTTAAATCAAATACATCAAAACTTTCATCTGTTCCATGATACATAACATTTTCTAAATCAAAGCCCATTTCCTTTGCTCTTGCGAGTCTACTTTCAGTATCCATTGGCAAGTCATAATTTTTTGCTAAATATGCGTCGTCAGCTTGAGATAACATATCTTCTGTAATTTTGTTAATTTTTCCCTTTTCCAAAAGATTTAAAACCTTTTGTGCTATTTTTTCAGACTTTGTTTTTGGCTTTGCTTTACCAACTTTTTTCATTGTTGCTACAGCAGGAAAAAAAGGCAATACACCTAAAGCAGTTAACGCATAGTTAGATATTTTTCTTTCTTCTGGCTCTGTTGCGTACATTTTAGCATCTGCCAAAAGACCAGTAACATCACCAATACCAGGATAAAACATCGTGCCTATTGCTGCATTTTCAACAGGATTTTGCATCAAAAGGCCGCCGACATCAGCAGCTAAATTAGCTCGTTGCCTACCCATATCTGCATAAATATCAAATAAAAAAGGTGACATTAGTTAATCCTCATGTGATGTCGTGGCCCCAACTTCTTACGAATATGCAAACCACGCTTCTTATGTCTACGCCTCACCTTAGTCGTCGGACGATAGGTGTTAACCATCATCTTAGCCATCAAGCCTCTCCATAAATGCCTTCAGGGGAAACACGAATACTAGAAACAATCTCCAAAAACTCATCAGGTGTCATACCACCTTGCTGGGCGCAGTAAGCAGAAGCAAGAAGGCAAACATCCAAAAGATTAGACCACTCATTACCAGAATCAATTAAGTCCTCAAGAGTATCGGCAATGGACTGAAAAGCATCCCCATCAATAAATTGAATATCATTATGCAACATCATACAATCCAACTCGCAGAGTCATAATCTAAACTGCTGTTCCACTTGTATCGTGAACCACTTTTAGCAAGACTAGCACGAGAAGCAAAAGTTAGGCAAAGGGCATCTCCAACATCGGGGCTGTTCAAGCCACGACGTTTCATCTCATCCTTCGACTCAACTTTTAATTTACCATTGGACGTAAACTTAAAACGGGGCTTGCAAAGGTCAGACACCAATTCATCATCATCTGGCAGAGAACAATCCCTGTCCTCTAACCACTCCTTTGCCGCAAACCACAACTCATCACGCAAACGACTATACTTGTCGTTCATAGATGAGCTTTCCGCTACGTTGATACCCCTGCAAGGGAGGTCAAGCTCAATAAGCCTGTCGACCACACCAGCACCCAAACCAATGCTGTCAACCAATATCTCAACTGGTCTATCGCTCCAACTAGTCGTTTCATATTCATTTAAAATTATCCCACATACTTCCATCAAGTCCTTGTTCCGCCAAGTCTTGATAGGTTCTGTTACGACATTTCCCTTGCGTTTGCAAAGGGCTGTTTTGTCACTACCAAACCTAGCAACATCAAGCCCCCAAACCACAGGTGTCGTTTCCGCAGCCTCTTGCTCACGGCGTACAGCAGCCTCTGCCAGGTGCATAGGAATGACTACATCATCATCCGCTTCAGGCCACTCACCCAACACACGCACCCTATATATATTACTCTCCTCACCATATTTTAGCTTCATGTCCTCAATAAAGCCATCAGACACCTGCGTACTGTCAGACGATGCTACCTTCATGGTAGACCAACGCTCTGCCATCTTATTAAATGCCTCATAAAAATAACCACTCGTCCTCGTTGGGTTGCCCGTCATAACAGTTTTAGCACCCTTAGTTGACATAGCACCCTCACCAACCTCAAATATCAAGTCATCAACACCTGAAGCCTCGTCAATCAAAAACAACATATTAGGAGAGTGGAAACCCTGCAAAGCCTCTGGCGTTTCCCTACGAGCAGTCCTGGCAACAGCAAAACTATCACCACCAATAAACTCAATCTTGTCCGACTTCACATCCAACAAGTTACGAAAGCCCTCTGGCAAACGTCTATGCCACTTGGAAACCTCTGCCCACAGAATATCACTCAACTGACTAGCCGTGTTTGCCGTGCAAGCAACCCTAGATGGCGTTCTCGTTAACAACCACCACAATATCAACCAACTCAGAAAAGCAGTCTTGCCAATCCCGTGACCAGACCTAATCGCAACCCTGTCATTATCACGAACAGCATACAACGCATCACATTGCCACTGCTCTGGCTCAACACCAATAATACTACGCACAAACAACACAGGGTCTAGCGCAATAGCTTTTAGCAACTCAATCTCATTATCCTTCATATCTCTTCCTTTACAACGAGAGGGGCAGGTAAAAGGAGAGGAAAACCCGCCCCCCTCTATTGGGAACGCACAGGGAGGAGAAGCGTTCAACCAATGCTGTACTCTCCTCTGTGATATTATTGCCACACCAAAAGGGGGCTAGGCAAGGAGGAAAATATTTCGGGAAATTTTGGCTAGGGACGTTAGGGGGTTTTATTTGCGAAGGGGGGGTGGGGTAAGAATGGAGAGGAAAATGGAGAGGTATATGCACACTATACACGCCCCCGCCGATATTTTTCAGGGGGGGTGTTCACGATTTGTTCTCCTTTCGTTCTCTGTTCCCGTTTTGTTCACGATTTGTTCTCTTTTCGTTCTCGTTACTAGGAACAAAAGTGGAACATAAGGTGAACAAAAATCCCAGATAGGAACAAAGACAGAACATAAGTAGAACGTGTTGCATAATTACAACACAACTTTATTATTCTTCTATATCTATAACGTCGGGCTTGACTGTTGCATTTATATCACAGTCCAAAGTCCTTGCTTCGGTTTGGGATTGAAGTGCTGATTGAATGGCTTTCAAGCTGTCAAGATAGCTGGCCTCTTGGTTGACCTGCATATCAACTTGTTTAGGCATAAAGTTTCCTATGGCTGTTATGATTCTTGCGGGATTGTCACCTGTCAATTCCCTGACAAGTATATCCTCTAAAGGAGTGCCGCGCTTATCCATTATATTGAGAGCTTTATCCAAGCTAGACCTGATAGCCATGACAGTGTGATAGCCATTTTTGTTTACGCTACCCTTTGGTCTGCCCCTGCCTCTCTTCTTCACTACATCACCCATTTTTTTAATCTCCTAACCATTTGATAAATATATAGTCACAGGCCTATTTTTGTAAACAGCAAAACCTATCCTTTTTGATAGGCAGACGCTGCTCCTAATTGCTGGTAATAATTAAGGACATTTTGCAAAAAGGAGTTATCAAAATGACAAATGAAATCGAACCAACCAGCTTTGAATTTTTCGGAATTACATTTTATGAAAACCCAATTTTCGGAGACGAAGCACCAATAATGATTAAGCATTATAATAAATATTATAACACCGGATTATGGGACGCACCGTTGAACAAAGAAGAGGCACAAGAGCAATACGACTATGCAAAGACAACTGACCCGCTAGTCAATTTTGAATCCCAATAGTCGAAACGCCCGAATGGGCGTATGGTTGGGATTAGTCGCCTGCCACTGATGAGATAGACTAAAAAGGAGTTATCACAAAATGAGTAATTACGAAAATTTTTCAGAAGTCTTAGAGCGCGCAATGGCAATGCTTAAAGACCACGGCTATAATTTTAAACAGGACGTAATCTGCATGGATTTAATGAATGCAGACGTTAATTTTACCAAGATGCTAGAGCTAGATGACTTTGGTTTTTCTCATGACTTGTTCGGGATTATTGCAAACATGAACAGACAAGTTATTCCAGCACGTTTGGAAAATTGCTTTTTGCCTTTTTCAGCTAATTAGTCGAAACGCCCTTATGGGCGTACAGTGAAGTTGATTACTTCATTGCTGATGAGACAAATCAGAACATCAAAAGGGAGTTATTGATTTGACACGTTTTATTAATTTTTTATTTTTTGGAGTGAGTGGTTTAGCCATGAGTGCCGTGGCTCATATGTTTATTTCAGAGGCCACTATGGTCTGGCAATGGATAGGCTTTACCACACTAATAACCGCACTGTGTCTTTATGGCGCGGCCATTTATGAAATTATCAAAGATTAAGAGGAGTTATTAAAATGGATAGAATGGAATATCTAAAAGAAAGACAGGAATCATTGGAAGGCAATATCACACGCACATCTAACAGCTTAGGAAATATTGCTGGCAAGATTCCTAAACAGATTGCTAAGTATAGGTCAAGCACAAGAGATGCAATCATAAAGCTTGCTATCGAGTTGCATGACTTAAAAACAGAATTGCAAGATGTCTCAAACGAAATCAAGAGACGCGAAAATATAAGTAAAGTTGTTTAAATAGTCGTTTAGAGTGCAACGCTTCGGCGTTGCGCTCGCACCGATTATTTTATCGGAAAACCAAAAGGAGTTATCAAAATGAACTTAGATTTAAATTATTATGATTTGGAAAATTATTTATCCGAATATCGCATCAAAGACTTGCCGGATGGTTGTGTCGGATATGTTTACAGAAAAGACATTTTTAAAAACTCAAATCTCAATTACTGGTCACTTAAATTTTGGTTTCCAAGTGATGACATAAACGATTTTAGTTATGAGATATTTGAAACATTAAACGAATTAAAGAAAGCATTATCCCAAAAAATAGCAAAAGCTAAATAGTCGTTTAGAGGGCAATGCCCCGCGTATTGCCTTCAAACCGATTATTTGGAATCGGATATCAAAAGGAGTTTATACTATGGAAAATTATTGGAAATATATTGAATCAATCGCTGATGATATTATGAATGAGCGTGAACATTGGGATGAAGATTGCTTGCAGGATGTTATCCACGAGCATTGTGACGGTAGCCAGCTAGTTATCTACTACTCACAAGCACACGATTTTATTAAATGGCTGGGTTATGGCATGCAATCTTATGCAGAAGATATGGTTGCAGATTGCTACGGCGGAGAGTATCTAGGTTACGACAAGCAAGCATCACTTATTGCCTATTTTGCACTTGAGAAAATGCTTTCCGAGGAATTGCAGGAAAGACTATCAAAAGAAGAGGAGGCCGCATAATGGAAACGATAGAGATTCAAGTTTATGACTTTGATGAATTGGCTGAAAGTGTACAGCGTGACGTTGTGAATGGCTGGCGTGTAGGAGATGAATTTTATTTTTTTGATGATTGGGAGGCTTCAATCTATGCCCTTTTTAATGCTTTTGATTGCTTGCGTTTAAACTATTTTAGCTGGGCTGGTTGCCACAATTACAACCATGTGCGCTTTGATATTAGTCAAGATTTGCAGGATATGACAGGCGTTAGGTTGTATAAATATCTTTTAAACAATTATGGCGATTTGCTGGCAAAATGGGATGCTTGCGAATTAACAGGCTTCATAGGCGATTATAATTGTTTAGAGCCGATTGCTAAGTTTGTGCAAAGACCAGACCACAACACCACATTTGAAGAACTTATAAATGATTGCTTTCATTCATGGTGTAATGGTGTTCAATCTGATTATGATTATTGGTTAAGTGAAGACTCCATAATAGAGGATATTACAGCGAATATGTATCAATTCACAGAAAAAGGAGACATTTATTATGCGTGAGTATATTGAAGATATTTTAGCACTTATCGCCGCTTGTTTATTTGTGGTCGTGGTTTTACTGCTAGGCGTAGGATTAGGAGCTTAAAAAATGAATAATTCAGATATTTATGCAATCGTTTATCTACAATGTGTTTATAACAATGACCATGTTTATAAATATGAATGTTACAACGAAGAGGATATTGCGGACTATAATTCCGACAATGATTATAAATTAATTAAAATTGATTATTTAAAAAACTAGGGAGCTTAGAAAATGAATGAACGAGAAATAAAACTTGAAATATTGGAGATATTCAAAGAACAAGCCGCCTGGCAAAAATTACCAACAAAGGGCAAGAAACAGATACAGGATAGCTTGCTGGCAATGAGTCTGGAAAAGTTTTCAGCACTTTGTGAGCTGGCAAGAACAACCAAAGAATAAAACCAATAACTCCGAGAAAGCCCTTGCATTAGTTTGCAGGGGCTTTTTTCTTTTCTGATACCCTAACACCTAAAAACAATAAAACGCCCTGACAAGCGTTATATAGGCTTTATAGACGGTCGCGGGCTTTGCCCGCGATCCGTCGGGTATGTTAAATCATTTTAAGGCTTGCAGGGTGATGCTTTTAGTATGGTGTTTCTTGCCTTGCTAATATCTTGCTTTCTGCACTGTCAAGAATTTGCCTGAACGATTGCGCTAATGTGCCTTGAAGTTCGTTGTTCTCTACCGCTTGGCGTAGGTTTTCTTTATGCTGTGCTATGCTCTCAAGAGTCCAACCCATGCTTTCTGGATTGTCTTTATTGCGCTTTATTTCTTCCTTTTTCTTGTTTGGGTTTTCATAGCTTGCAAGGTGTGTCTGTTTAGCTATCCATATCTGACCATGTTTAAGCGCACATTTTCTTAAATCATTAGGCATGTACCATGTGCGAATCGTAGTTGATTGAATCATATCTTTGCTGATTTGCTTGCAGTAATAAGTAAAATCTTCTTCACTCATATCACCAGATAACTGACTGTTAGCTGATTCAAATAAAGCCTCAAGATATGCGGCTCTACCTTCTTTCATATTATCAGCTTGTAAATGCCTTGGCGCATTAAATAAGGCTTGCATATCCTTTAGAATACAACCCCACACAATACGCTTTCTAGTTTCATAATCCATAGTTTAATCTCCTCTTTTCTTGTCTAAAAATAGACGCAACTATCCTTAAATGCCCTAATCGTGATAACTGTGTTATCTAAACCTATTCATCTACTCACAAACCCTGTTAATCGTGTTAGTTGTTTTGTTATCTTTTCTTCAACAATTAAACGACAAGCGCAAACAATAATAACACTGCGCTGTGGGCTTGTGTTATATATGTTTGCTTGCGTATGTGTTACCAGTGTTATCATGTTCGCCTTACGGCTCAAGTTTAAAAAGGTTCGTAAATCTGTCAAGTGTTATTTTCTACATCTACACCGCATGCTCTCAAGTATCGGTGCATAACGTCTATAACTGGCTGATTTATGTCTTTTGCTTTTTTAAATGAGAAATCGTGTGGGTCAATATATTCAATCTCAGTCACGTTACACTGCCCCACATCAATCGGCTGGCTTGGATGCGTTACATGCTCACCAATGAATAACAGCGCACGTTTTCCTGCCAGCAAGTAAGTATTGACTATATCTCGCAACATAATCATTTGACCAACTGGCACTTCTACGCCTGATACTTTCAGCTCGCCCAAGATAATTAAACCATGTGAGTTTAGCTGATAACAGACATCTATATCTGAGGGTGTGTAGTCACCAATGAACAGGCTCTTGAAGTCCTTTACCTGACCCATGCGTCGCCTATACTTTATGAGTGAATCATTCATAACCACTCGCGCATCAGCATCAGGCAGGTATCAAACTCCATTGTCAGTAAATCAGTGCCATTGCCTTCCGTCGGGAAGTTTTCCTCATCCTCAAACTGAAAGCCCCTATCCACAAAATATAGCGGCACAGTTGCCTTGAAATCCATTCTGTCATAACGCCAAACCAATATTGGAATCATGTTTAATTTTGCCGCCGCATCCCTGCACTGCTTCAGCCAAGCATCCTTATACCAACGACCAGATTTGTAATGCTTCACCTCTAGCGAGAATAAGTTGTCAATAATTATATCTGGACATCCACTGTCCTGATACTGGTCTAAGTTTCTCTTGACTGTGCTGACATCAATTAAATCGCCAAGACTATCCTTCACCAAATTAACCACGACTCTCTCTGCCGCCGCGCCCTTTTGTCTTGAATCAGTCATCTAAATCCTCCACAAAACTATTTGCATCAACTGCCCCGCCTGTCACCTTGATGATGCGCGGCAGGGAACACTCCCAATCGGGATATGCCTTACCTGACACCCACCTGCTGACCACTGACTGACGTACACCAATGCGCTCACCAAACTCTCTTTGGGACAAGCCATTCTCTTCTAAATATTGTTTCAATTTGTTACACATACTTAACAGGTATACTGATTTGTATATCTGAACAACCCTGTACTTTTAGATAGGGCTATCCTTTTGTACAGGTGACAATAAATATGGCAGGTGTATTTTGGGGGGTGATAGATATGAAGGAGTAAACATGGAAACACTTGAGGAGATAAACAGAAAGCATCACAAGCGCAATGAGTTTAAGGCTCTTATCAGGGAGCTTAGTCAGAAGCGTGAAGCTGGGGAGATTACCTCAGATGAAATGGTGAAGCGACTCGATGACTTTGAAAAGACTTTATGAGTCGAGTCTAGTCTTGGTGGAGGGAAGAAATTTCCTCCACCTATCCTTTTGGATAGTAAAAAAAATCAAAAACCTATCACAAAGGATAGTATCATTATTATACCTAACTGGTATAATGGTAGTGTAATCAAAAAGGAGTTGTGATTATGGAATACATACAAACAGACGGAGGCCGTAAGGCGGCTGGGTACAAAACCACAAGAGACTATCAGGGTGACTGTGTAGTGCGTTCAATTAGTATAGCACTAGACCAACCTTATACCGCTACTTTTTTAGAGATGATGGAATTGGGTATGGAGATGGGCGGCTACCCAAGCATCAAACCAGTTTACGAAGAGTATCTAAAGCGTAAGGGTTGGGTAAAACAGAAATGCCCACGAGACTTTAAAAACAAGCTAATCAAACTTAGAGACTGGCTTTTCAATGACACTGCTGTTGTATCTAACAGTGGACACCTCACATGCGTCAAGGATGGTGCGGTGCATGACTTGTGGGACTGTCGTTACAGACCAGTCAACACATACTATGTAAAGGGGTCGGCGTAAGCCGCCCCACAAAGGAGAGAGATTATGACAGTAGAACAGTTACAGCTTAACGATTTTGAGCTTGGTTACTTGACCTGTTTCAGCCATGCAATGCTTGAGCAATTTAAAAGCGATGATGGTGAGGACAGTGTTTGGTATGGCTTGACTCTAAACGAGAGAGTGTTTGACCTGAATATGTGGGAAGACGCGGCTGACGGAAGCATATCATGCACAGCTTTTGAGTGTGCAAAAAATCCTTCAGACGAATATGAGGTTGATATGTCAAGAGCGCATCACCTCTGGAAAACAAATTATTAGGAGAGATTATGACACAATATATTTACGTCTTAATATTGTTCAGCAGAGTTACTATTGGCACTGAAGCTGACCTGAAACTCATCGAGGCAGAGTTACGCCTTGACCCTGTGACCTGCATGGCAAAAGCTCAGGAGATTAATTCTGGTGCTACAGATGACAGTCAAAGCATGGCGGCGTGTATGCCTATCCTGTGGAGCGATAGTGAAGAGATTGACCCCGACATTTTGGAGAAACACTAATGGTTGAAAAACGTGAAACATATATGGACAAGACTCGGCGGCTTTGGCCTGAAGTCTTTGAAGACGACAAGCTAGAATATTTAGCCAGACTGTACGCACGAATTGATTGGCTACAAACAGAGCTGGATTACAGATTACTCAAAGAGGACATTGAGGAAGTGAGGGAGAAAAATGAGCGACTATCAGAACATGACGACCAATGAGATGCTGGCAGAAGATGGTCACTTACGACCTGAACGACCAGATGACCTATGCTCAGAGATGTTTAAGGCTCTGTCACAGGTAACAGGTGCAGAGAGGTTTTATGCTGACAAAGGCTACAATGAGGCTTTCTTTGGTGACAATCTGGACATTATGGTCATGCAACACGACTACGAGGCCGCCAGTGAGATATGTGGATACCACCCAAACCACATTAAAGAGATAATGCTGGAGTGGCTTGTTGAAGGCAGGGTATAATATACCAGAAAAGTATTGACACCTAAAACGAATATCCCCATAGTTCACAAAAGGAGAGATTTGTGGAAGAATTATTTAAAGCAATACCTGACTATTTGAAGGCTGGTGATGAGATTGTCATTGACCATTTCTCACCTAGCCAGCTTGAGAAACCCCTGTGTCTATGGAGTTTCCAGTATCTACACCTCAAAGAGCGTAGGCGTGATATGCCTGTAGGCGCACCCGCACCAGCAGGCGGCGCACTACATGACTGCTTGCAAGCTATTGTGTGTGATGGTGCTGACCAAGAAGAGTCAATTAATGCGGCCGTGTTTAGGCTCAGAAGCCATAAACCACGAGATGAGCTGGATGCCGCCAAAGTTGAGCGATACATTGAAGACATACCCGACATGGTTGAGGTTGGTCTTGACTGCCTACGCACCACATTCAAGGCACAAGGACAGATAAAAGCCACACAAGAGAAAGTGTTGGGCTTTGAGCATCCAAAGCTAGATGTGCCAATCATAGGCTATGCTGACTTGGTGACGGAGCAATCTGTTATTGAAATTAAAACAAAGTGGGCAAAGGCTGGTGCTATCAAAAAGGATGGCACAAGGGGCTTTTCTGTCCCTTCTATGCCCAAGCATCCAGATGCCGCCCATGTGCGTCAGGTGGCCTTCTACGAGGCTTGTACAGGGCTTACACCCACGATTGTTTATATTAGCGCAAGGGATTGGTGTGCATTTGGTCGCCAGAACTGCGATGCCATGCAACCAGACAGATTAAAAGACGCAATGGATTATCTACTGCAAGCCGCCATTGTGCGTCAAAACTTGCTGAAAATCAGCAATGACCCCAAAGTGCTTGCAGGATATATACAACCAACATTCACCGACCCCAGGGAGTTTAGGTGGCATGTAGGAGAAGAATTTTTAGCTGAAGCAAAGGAGATATGGAAGCTATGATTGAACTTGAACACACTTGGAGAGATTTGATTTTGGAAAGATTCTACGAGGAAGAAACTCAATCTAAGATTAGTGATATTGAGGACATACTCATTGGAGATGATAAACCTAAAATTGACCAAATTGTTTTTTCATCTAGTGAAAACAGCGACGAAAAGTTTATTTTGAAGGCAAGAGGCAAAACAAATATTTTGCCCCATGAAATGTACAAACAAGCTTTGGTCGACCTTTTTAGTATGCAAGCAGAGATAAATAAAGAAATCCCAACAGCTATAAGTGATTTGTTGGCAGAAAGCAGTCACGACAATCATAATCAAGGAGATATGTAAGTTATGATGAATCTAGCAACAGCATTAA